CTTGATTAGCTGCCTATCTGTTCTCTCTTTAGCTTCATCTGTACCAAAGGTGTTATATAGCCAGCGGAATCCTTCTGGTGTACTGGCTGCACAAAACTGGCGAACATTACCAGCCCTTAGTCTTCCAAGTATTTTAGGGAAGGCTTTGTCAGCTATTACTGGACTAACAACATCAATTTCGTCCACTAACACATGACTAAGATTGAGACCTATTATTCTGCTCCAGTTTTCAAAGGATCTGCATAGTAGTTTGCTGTCACCTTCCTTGAAGTGCAAAGTATATTCTGGAAGTGGACTAGCTCTGAAAGTGTAAGGGATCTCATACTGCTCAAGGAACATTTCAAAGTCTGTTTGCCAAATGTCTCTTATTAAAGGTGCCGTAGGCTCCATAACAGCACCAATAAATCCAATATTCATAGCAGCCAGTTTGACAGCCATACTACACAAAGCTCTTGTCTTACCAGCACCATATCCAGCACTAAGTCCTACTATTTCATTCTGGTTATCAAAGAACTGTTGCTGCGGTGGATGCAAGTCAGCCCTAATCCTGTTTAACAAGTCATCAGTATCAATATCAACATATCGACTACCAACATGATCTAATACAGAACCTTCCCTATTCAGTATGCTCAAGTGCTTACCTGTCCTACTTTAGCCATTGAGTTTATGCAGCCTAAAGCTACGTGCAACTGACCTGATTTCCTAGCCTCTTTTGCCAGTGATGCATATTGAGAAAGAATATCTGCTGTAAATTGTCTGCGATCAATGTCAAAATCTTGCTTTACAATCTCTCTAGCATCTTGAATATATCTATCTATAGTTCTTGAATGAACCCCCCACTCTTTTGCTGCAAATTGGTGTATATCTGACCTAACACTACCAACAGACAAAAGCTTTGCTACTTTGTTCACTCTAAACTCATACTCATTTTTGCTAGTTCTGCCGTTGGCCACTATGAAATTATGGTTTTTAATATTCTAAATGTAGCGTCAATCGTTGGTTTTTGTCGATTATTGCTGTAAGTCATATTTTTTTATCAATGCCTCTACAACATCACTAGGTAAAATTTTTTTTAAAAGAGGATCAGACCATCCTTTTGGTGAAAGCATTATTACCTGTCCTTGTGGTGGTTCAAGATCACGTTGCCAAGTAATTTCCCACAAAATGCTCTCTGACATAAGTATTTCGTTATTTGGTGTTGCTGTTACTTTTATCATGTGATTGTTTTTCAAAAGTTGTTTTAAGAAATATAAGTTCATCAATCCTTTTTCTTAGAGCATTGATGCGGTCATTGTTAAAGGTGTCAAAGTCTTTGTTTTTCATCTGATGCCAGTAAATAGTTTTATCATTTCTGGTAGTTCACCATTTAACAAGCTTGCAACAAAGTCATCTAAATTCCAACAGCCCCACATATCTTTTGCCCTTTTATCTTCTCCAGCAGATGCACAAGGCCCTCTGTGATAAAAACGCAATGGTGCTTTTTGATTTTTTGATATTGAAAGAGGAAAGTCAACAACTCCTTTGCAGTCATGTATAGGTTCGCCACAGGCTTCGCAAATAAAATAAAAACGTGCCTCACCATCATGATATTGAATATTCATAAAGATTTCATACTGAAGTTTGCAAGTTGATCTTTAACTTTTTGTATCTCTGGGGAACAGTTGATAAGATTTTTCTCACCATTTTTGTTGTTTTGATGGATTACTTTGTTCATCACTTTAGTAGTTTTAGTCCAGCCTTCTTTTCTCATGTTATGTATTTCTCTGACAACATCAATGTTAATGTCAACACCAACAAAATTTCTTATTATTCCTTCATCAGTTCTGTAACCTTTACAGATTAATTGACCATCAGTATCATATTTTCCGTTAGCCGCTGCACAGTAGCAGATAAGAGCTAGATCCTGTCCAGTAAAGCGTTTTCCTGAGTCGTCCATATCATAATCAGGCAAGTGTTGATTAATTAGTCCATCAGAGTTGTGGATAATTCCAGAATCATTACAGGCATAGCACTCATAATGTGGTGCTTTGAAAGTGATCTCCCGATCAATGGGTCTTCTTTTATAGCTTTTCATGGTGTTAAAAAGGGGTGTTTTTAGGTTTTCTAAATGTAATAGGCTTTTTATCTAGTGTCAACAAGTATTGTTCATATTGACCATTTTTTATCCAGCGGTGAGCATCTGGGAACAATGGCGTGAACTTATCAGCTTTAAGTGACTTTAATCTGGCTCTTAAATCGGCTTCAAGACATTGTTTCAGCTTATCCCTTGTCTTTGCATCTAACTTCATAAATTCATTGTATGCTGGCTTTTTTGACAAAGATATTGTTCTCATGTCTTTTGGTATTTCCAGATAGGTTTTCCAAAAAGGTTCAAAGCTTTTATTTTTATAGTTATTTGTTTTAGTTATATTGTTTTTCTTAGGGTGTACCTCTGACACTACCCCCGTGTCTCCCTGACACCCCCCTAGTGTCTGTGTGATACTACCCCCGTTTCTCTCTGACACTACCCCTGTTCCTGTGAGATACCCCCCTTGAATGACAGGATTTGGTACAGGTAATGCTTTACAATGCTTCCAAATACTGACTCTGTAACAGTTTGTCTTTTGGTTCAATTCATCAATCCGATACTGCTTTTGCAATAACCCAAGTTCTACTAACTCATTAACAGTTCTGATAACACTGGATCTGGACATCTTTGCATCTTTGGCAATCGTCTGGTAACTAGGCCAGATGTTTGGATAATAACTCTGCAATACCCACAACACTGATAGCTGATATGGTGTAACTTTTCCTTTTAAAGCTGTCGGCAAAGCTATGAATGGAGTATTCTCTGGAATAAAGCTCATTTTCTATGGAATATATTATTTCTGTAAAAGGCATGGAATCTGCTCCGCAGGGAAGCAAAAAACACGTTGGTAATGGAATAATGGTTGAGACAAGTAAGCGTCTGAAGTCATGGCGTAAACAGGTGGATTTAAGAGCAAAGTTGATAATGGACGATATAATCAAAGAACCAGTTGAGATAGAGGTGGTATTCTGGTTCAAACGCCCGAAGCTTCACTATCTCCCTAACGGTATGATTCGTCAATCAGCACCTGTGTATATTACCAACAAAAACAAAGGTGATCTTGATAAACATTGTAGAGCCTTACTGGATTCTCTCACTAAATCCGCATTTGCTGACGATAGCCAAGTTGTAAGTTTACACGCTGTCAAAAAGTATTGTGATACGGAATCTGAAACTGGTGCAAACATTAAAATTAGAACAATAAATGAAACGGATTTCTTGGGTAGCCTGTCCTAAATGCAAAGACTATACAGACCAAAAAGTAAGAAGATCAGATCGCAATTCAAAACACGTTATTGTAAGACGTAGAGAATGTTATGAATGTGGTCATATTTGGCACACTATTCAATATCCAGAAATGATTGTCGAAGATATAAAAGCAAAATATACATTATGTGAGTAGTCGGGAGATAGATCGGCTCTTCGCTAACCGCCTTGCCTTTCCCTGTGTTGCATAGGGTGTTGTATGGCTTTCAGACTTGCTTTGCATAAGTCATCAGGCTTCCCGACTCATAATTCATTTAATGCACTTTCAAGTTGAAAAACAACTCTGGAAATAATACCAGCGTCAAGATGTTCTCTTGAGATACCAGAACCTTTGGTTGATGGGTTCTTTTTTAAAAACTGTCTGAGCCTGTGGGCATCTTCAGCTTTGATGTTAAGAAAAATGTTCATGTAGTTTTTAAATACACGAAGTTGTAATCTCTTACATCTAGATATTAACCCTTAAATCAATGGATCATCAAATTCTGGGATATTTGCGGTATAGATAACATCATCACAATTTTTTATTTCTAAGTTGATGAGAGCAATTTTTTCTATTGCTGCAATTACCTCTGGTCTTGTCCTTTTGTCACAAAGGTAATCAATAAACCTTTCTTCTTCTTGTTCAAGAAAAGCTTTTTTAAACTGATATTCAAGCTTGTCCTCAGTCATTTTTAGCCTCTTTTTATCCATTGTATTTCCACTCCTGTTCCTTTTCAAAGATCCAAAGTTCATGGGCTACATGAATATATTTTTCTCTGAATGTTTTTTGAAAGTCTTTGTTTTCCATCAGCATATTTAGGATAATTCTTGAAACAATCCTTGCTTTTACATTTTGTCGATACATTGCTTTAAAAGTAATCTTGAATAGTTCAACATCACCTTTGATAAGCTTTTCTATTTCATCTTTAAACTCATGCCTTACAGCAAGCTCTGTAAGATGTTTTGCTTCCGCATCTTCGTCTTTGTTTGCACAAACGACTGCCTCTGTGATAAGAGCTTGAGCAAGTTTAAGTCTTTGATCTGGTGTCATTATTTTTTTGGTGATAGGTTATATAAAAAAAGGTTGACTATTCAGCCTCTGTAATAAGATTTGTTGTTCTTTTTGTCCAATCATATTCACCCCACTTTTTATCATCCCCCATACCACCATAAGGAATAACGTGCTTTGGCATATATTGAATGATTCCTAACCACTCTCTCAAAACATCTTGTTTTGTCTGGTTTTTCCAATCTTTGTTATATTCAAGAATACCTTTTTCTTTAAGAATCTTGCCGACTTTTTGATAAGTTTTTGGGAAACGTGCTTGAACGCTTCTTAGCTCATGTCTAAATTCGTGATTGTGCCAGTAAATTTTTGTCATTTGTTTAGCGAAGTTAGTTTTAATAATCAGCCGATCTCTCGACCTCATATTTAAATAATACATCAATAATATATATATGTCCACCCTTGCCCTGTAAGTTTATCTTAATGTTATGGATCTGTAATAATATCTTATAGGACTTGACAGTGCAACATAGTGCATATAATATTAGGTTATGGCTGAGATAGCCATTCTTTCGCAAGGTATTTCAAATGAGAAACCCAATTCAAGGCAACCCAAAACACTTACAGTACAGGGTTGAAACACCATACAAAAATGGTCACTTAGATCATATATTTGTTAACTGGCAAGATGCAATTAAGTTTTGCGATCAATCAGCAACAGAGTTTGGTGTAGCTCACTTATTCAACCATCTTACAAACAAGGTTATACACTTCAGCATACATGAAACAAATTATGAGGCCAATAAAGCCAACGCTGATTTTCGTGACCTTGAATATGAGCCAAACTGGACTTACAACATATTAAACAGAATACAAAAGGAGCTTGACTAATGAAAAACTTTTTTTTAATACTCGCTGGCATGGGGTTGTTTTATACAACCCTCTCTGGAACTTTATACGACATGACAGTTGCAGATTGTAATGCTGGTATTGAACTTGCTTGTAAGGAGTTACAGAAATGACTTTTGAAATCAAACGTATGCAGCAAAGGCTTGCTGACCTTGAAAAAGGTTATAAAGAATTATCTTTTTGGCACGACCAATGGAAAAAACTTCATTTAAAAGCTAGTGAAGCAACAGTAAAACACACAGAGCTTCAAGGTGAAGTTCACGAAACTTTAAAAATAATGACTGATTCAATTATGGAATTACGTCAGATTGTTCAAAAATTTGATCCTATGGCACAGGCAATGCTTGAGCTTACAGACAGAGTTAAAAAATTAGAACAAAAAAATACTGGTAAAGACCACCCCTGATCTCTACCAGTATCCACCGTTGTCCTAACACCAAAGGACACCATTACTATAACAAAATGGAATCTTTAAACAACACAACACCACACATAACGTCAGTTGATATTGACGAACAAGTGTATAGATCAGATCCAGCCATTGCTGCTTCTGACTTGAAATATGCCATAGATCATGGCCTCGAAGCCTTCAATATCTATAAGTTTGGCAAAAACAATCCACCCAGAATTGCAACCCCAGCAATGAAGTTTGGATCTATGTGCCATAAGTTTGTACTTGAGCCTAAACTTTTTCCTGTTTCTTATTCTTTACTAGACGATAAGAGAACAAAAGCTGGCAAAGCAACAGCACTAGCTATGCAAGAAAAAGGCATAGAAACTTTTACAACTCCAGAAATGGATACTCTTACTGGTATTTATAAGGCTCTTTGTAATAACGAATTTGCTAACAACTACATCATTCAAGATACCTTGAAATACAGTAGAGGTTTAGCAGAACAATCCTACTGGTGGAAGCATAGAGAAACAGGCTTGCAATGCAAATGCCGTTGTGACTATGTGATCGATGATATGGTCATTGATCTTAAAACCACAGGTGAAGGTGGTGCATCACCAGAGGCATTTACTAAAACAATAGCCTCATTCAAATATTTTTTACAAGCTGCACATTATCTTCAAGGCACAGGTCAAAAGAGATTTATTTTTGTTGCTGTTGAAAAGGTATTTCCATATAGCGTGGGAGTTTACGAACTTTCACCTAACTTCATAGAACGTGGCTATGAATTACAAGAACAAGGATTGTCTGACATCAAAAACGCCCAAGAGTCAGGCATCTGGTCAGGTTACACCAACTATGAACCAGAGGGCATAAAAACACTTACACCCCCTAGATGGCTTTAATTAACACCATGACTGAAACTAATCCAAAATTAGCTTTTATAAAAGCATTACAAAAAGCACAAAAAGAGTTCCCATCTTTAGTAAAAACTAAAGAAGTAGGCATAGGTACTAGATATGGTTATAGCTATCTGCCATTAGAACAAATGCTTTCTTTAATACAACCTGTATTACATAACAATGGTTTTCATTTATCTCAACTTTTTGGTTATACGCCAACAGGTGAAACTTTAGTAAAAACTAAATTAGTTCATGAAGATGGACATGAAGAAGTAAGTGAATTGCCTTTATTTCTGCCACCAAGAGATTTACAAAAGAAAAATGAAGCTCATGTTTGGGGTGGTGCTGTCACCTATCAGAGAAGATACAGTATTAAATTAATTCTTGGTCTTGAAACTGATATGGACAACAATATGGAAATTGAAGAAGAAAAAACAAATAAAAAAGACAGATCAGCTCAGCCAGTTGAAAATCGTTCTGTCGCTGCTAAAGATGCAATCTTAAAAGCTAATACTAGAAAAACGCTTGATATATGTGCTGGAGCTTTGGAAGTTTATTACACTAACAAAGAAATAGCGCAAAATGATTACAACGACCTTTGCGACCTAATTAAAACTAGAAAAGAGGTAATTACAACATGAAAGATAAAATGTTAAAAGCTGCGGCTAAAGATAAATTTCTTTCTACAGACCAATTAGCTCATAGATATGGTATGCACCCAGACTCCATAAGAAGATGGCGGTACAAAGGCATAGGGCCTGATTACTATGAAGTCTCAATATTTGCTGTTTCTTATGGCGAACCTAGAGTTAGATATGACTTGTACAAAGTCCTTGCTTGGGAAGAAGCAAACAACGTTACACCAATTAATTCAACAACTATCTAAAAACAATGGCAAACACCGCATTTAACGCAAAACTAAGAATCGTTGACAACAACAGCGATAGAGAAAACGCACCAGAAAGAAACGTAATTATGGATTTTTCTTGTGAAGAAGCCGAAAAAGCTGCAAAATGGTTTAAACAAGCTGCTGAAACTGCAAGGATGGACGGCACTACAATTCGTGTTTACAAAAGCAAGTCAGATTATGATGAAGTAGCTGGCTTTTCCCTTTGGGGTGGCCTTTGGGGTAACTCAGGCAAAGTTGCACCAATGAACCCTAAACCAGCCTCTGAAAGGACTGTAAACGTAAGAGCAAACCAGCGTGAACTTCCAGAGGATTTACCTTTTTAATTATGTATTTATTTACTTTTCCAAGCGATCCATATGTTGGTCAGATTTTTTATCATCCAAAATCTGAAAGAACTTATGAATTTTGTGAAACAACCAAAACAAACCATGAAACTGGAGAAGTTATTGAGTCTGCAACTTGGTTTGATATTACCGAAAAGGATTTAGTTCCCTGACTTTTTGTTAAACAAAACGTATTTTAAGCGATCCCAAAAGGTCGCTTTTTTCTTGCGCATTTTGTTTTCTAATCTCACAACATATGCTTGTTGAGTAGCAATAAAATCTAGTGAAGTGCTTACAAAATGAGCTTGCTTTGCGTTTGTCTGTAATAGCTTTATTGCATAAGGCTTGAGTAATTCAATATCTTCCATGTTCTGTATGAACTGTATAGACTTTTGCACTTCAAACTCACCCTCAAGACTGTAGCTGCTGGTTAGTGCGTCAATTATATTTTTCATTTATGGAAAAAGTTGTTTTTCTAAAACGTCAACTGCACGATCATCAAGAGTATTTGTTGTCTGTTTACAAATTGCTCTAAGCAAATCAATAACTAACCTTTTACACGCAGTCGTGGTCAGAAAGGTTAATAAAATAGGTTTTAGAATCTTATACATGACATAACTATGTTTTACTTTCCAAACATAGCGAAAATGCTAGTATTAGACAAGATGCTTCGCTTTTATGGCAGAACAACAGAAAAAAGAACCTGTTTTAACAAAAGAACCTGTTGAAGATGAAAAGCCTGATTATCAAGAAAAAATTACTTTTTTAATTTCTACTATTGCTCAAGCATTTATTCTTGCTTGGTGTCTATTAGTGCTTTCTCTAGGATATATAAAACTACCTAACAGATTATTTGGTTTAGATATACCAGATCAACCTAGAGTGGATAGTACATTTGCTGCTGGACTCCTTGGTAACATTCTTGGAGGTTTAGGCATTTCGGTTAACGCAGCACAGGGAGCCAAGAAGAAAAAGAAAGAAGATGGAAATGGTAGTAATGGTAACTCTTCTGGTAGCGTTTCGACTATAATAATAAGGCAGCCACTTGAAATCGTCACATCTAAACCTGACGTTATCAAAGTTGACCCTAATTCTTCCAAAAAATGAAAAAATTAATTCTTCTCGCAGCATTACTTATGCCAGCTGCACAAGCTGACATGATCCACAAAATGACCAGTTCAACCCAACTTACTGTTGATGGTGCTTATACCGTTGCTGAACGTGGTGCTACTTCATATAGCGTTTCAGGTTCAAACATAAAAGTTGCATCTGCTGACGATCACTTTGGTAAGTTAGTTGCACCAGCAAGTGCTACAGCAGCAGCTACATTAGACGCTGGAACATACGACATTAATACAGCAGGGGCAGCCTTCAGTTTCCAAGAATCGGCGATTTATGGTGACGCTGCTTATGCTGTTGGATCTGGTGTGGATGTTTCCGCTGGTGTAATAGCTGACCTTCCTGTTTTCTCTAAAACAACCTCTTACTCTGGTGGTGTTGCTGGTAACTTAGCTGGTACTGTGACAAGTGCTGGAGTCTTAACAGTAACGGCTGGTGGGGCTGGTACTACAGGTATAGGTCAATTTGTCACCGAACTTTCAATATTGGATTAATGAAGTGGTTAGGTTTACTAATTTTATTTGTATCTAATCCTCTTTATGCAATACCAGTTGTGCCTAATTTTTCGCAGGGTAGTAGTTTTTCAACTACAAGAACAACTACTAATATTACGGAGCAAATTAAAACTGTTGAATTTTCAGGTTCTACTTATAGCGTGACAGGATCGGGAGTTACGGCTGACGGTAACATAAATCCTAGTTACACTGACTTAGAAACCACCCTAAATGGTGATAAATATACATGGAAACAAATAGATCTAAACACACGCCCGAACTGGAGTTTACAGAAAAATGGACAAAGTTTTCAATTTACAGAGGTTTACAAACAGCCTTCAGTAAGTCGAATAACAGATCTAACAAGGCAAATCACAAGCGAAAGCGTCACAGAAACTACTACAGTGTTCTCGCAATAGCAAGTCTTTTTGGTCAGCCAGTTTTAGCAAATAATTCAAGTACAGCAGCTCCCGTAGCTCAATCTAGCTCGTCAGTTTCTAATCAGGCTGTACAAGTGTTACAGGGAAATCTTATTGAATCACAGTTTGGTGGTGGTATAGTTTGCCAAAACTCAATGCTTACTATTTCTCCTTTTGTAACTACAACTTATAATCAGAAACGACCTCAAGATCTACGCTACACAACGCCAGTGTACAACATGGCAATGGATGAGAATGGTAATTTAACTAATGCTGGAGAAATACTTTATCACCAAGAAAACTATTCAGCTAATAAAGACAGTCTTGGAATTAATTTTGGTATTGCAGCTACGTTTTCTATACCTTTAGGTTCTGCTTATCAAGATGCTTGTTTAAGATCAGCTACAACACAAGAAAAAATACAAAATCAAATACTTAATAACAAAAAGTTAGATTATGAGTTGGCAAGGTTGAAAAACTGCGGTGAATTAAAAATTGCTGGTATTCAATATGCAAAATCTAGTATTTATCACAAGATATGTGAAGATGTCATAGTTACTGAAAAGATGGGTCAAGTTATACCACATACACACGAATTAAAGACAAAAAAATAAGCCCACATTGACTTATACAGAGCGGTGGCTGTTTTATCAGCACGATGTAAAAGTTGTAAGCTTGAAAGCAACTGGCGACTAGGCTTTTAACCTAACGTCTTCTCATTATGGAGCGACCCATAAGACAGATGCTTAATATTATTCTACCTCTTTTTTCTCTTTTGAGATCTTTTTCTTTAGCTTTTTAAATATTGTAGAAATTAGCTTTTTTATCAAAGGAGCCAAAAGCGCAGAGCCACCAGCAACCACACCAATAAGAGAAGTTGAAATAAGAGTTTGAGGCGTACCAATAAAACTTTCTCTGAATGGTACTTCTTGCCAATTTTCGACACACTCAATAACTCCATTTATCTCTATTTTGGAGTATGAGTCAAATCTTTGAATTCTTTTGTCATTTCTGTAATCACCTTTCATAAATTGAGGATTTAAAGGTGGGCAAGGTATATAAAATTCTTCTTCTTCTTTCTTTCTTGCAATCTTTGGTTCTTGCGATTTGATTTCTGGTTCTTGTTCTACCCTGTTGGTTAAAGTAGATTGTGTTCCGCTGAAATACATAGGAGTATAATCAAGTGGCTCATAGCTAGGCATTTCTGTACCGCACTCAATAATTGTGCCGTTTTCATCAATATCTATTTCGGTAAATAAATTATTTCTATGAATTTTTATACAGGCTGGATACTCTATAACTAACTTCGGAACTTTTTTTACTTTTGGTGTAAAAATGTCGTAGCTTCGTATTTTAGGAATATTTATTTCCTTAATTTCAATATTTTTTATTTCAGTCATCAACAGTCGTTGAAGTCAGAGGCCATATTACCTCCTATTTTACCGCCTTCTCTTCTAGCTGTGTTAGTTGCAAAGCCAGATAAGAACCAGCCGACAATAGGAACATTAGCTAATGAACTAGATAAACCTGTTCCAGTAGCTACTGACGTTCCAATAAGTTGTCCTGTAGATTCTCCCTTCGCTCTTTCTTTTATACAAGCAATTTGCTTTGCTGTAAGCTCACCATTATTGACAATAGTTACATCCTTTTCACCAGCTATCCTTTGGCTCTCTTTTGTAACGTATGACTTACTTGCACCTAAAAACCCTGCTGGCTTTTTGCTGCTTTCAATAGAAGCAATAATTCTTGGATCGTGCATCCTATGTCTTATCTTATAACTATCTTTATCAGCTTCAATTTCGTAAGTAGAATACTTGCTTACAGGTAAATCAAAAATTGGCAGATTTGATTTTTTACTTAAAAGAGTAATCGTATAAAAGTTGGAAGCAACTAAAACAGTTCCAAGTCCTATTGATATACCCTTTATAGTATTGTTCATAGAAGTGTCACCATTGAACTTATACAAATTAAAATTTAGGTAATGAATTTATTGGAACAGATATACCTGTTGATTTTGGAAGTTGTTTATCTAAAACTTTGCCCATAGATCCACTGACTTCAGAAAGTATCTGATTAAGAACTCGGCTTTTAAATTGTTCAGACGTAACAAAACGGTAAGTAATGAATGCCCCTGCACTCATGGAGGCTACCATAAGGAAAGAGACAATACTTAAAACATTAGCGATCTTTTGAAACATGATTAAATTTGCAATAATTAAAGCACTTTCAGTTACGAGTGTGCTTGTACTCATTCTTATCTTAACGCTGTCACCTTTATACGTCACTATGGGCTTAATGACAAGGCAAATGACCACCGAAACTAAGTAGCAAGCTTTCTGCGATAAAACCTTGTTTTACAAGCGTTAGAGCAATACTTTCTTCTTTGTTCTGTTGTGGCAAACACTTTGCCGCAGCATTTACACTGCTTTTCTATTATTTCGCAGAAGACTTTTTTTCGGTTGTTGCCTCTGATCTATCTATTAATACAGCTTCAATACGCATGATTTCATCACGACAGTTATTAGCAACCTGAACAGCTTGTTCTTGATTATTTTTTAATTCTTGTAAACGTTGCTGTAGTTCTGCGTCTGTTTTACGAGCCATAAATAAATACTGTGTTTCTTATATTGTAACAGCGTTTATATTCTTAGCTAGGTTCTGTAGGCCAAGTAATATTATATGGATCTGTTTGTGTTTGTGGGATTTGTCTAAGTTCATTTCTATAAGTCTTCCAAGCATCTGACAAGGTAAGATCGCTACTGGCTCTCCAATCTGTATCTTGTAATAAAATATTTCTTGTATTCCTTATTTCGTTCCATTTTTGATTTATTAATTCAGTCTGTTCATCTGCTGTTGTACTTTCTACTTTTACATTATAAGCTTTACCACTTTCAACATAAGCATCTACAGTAGATAATTTTTGCGTTGGTGTTGTATAGCTAAGAGTTTCTACAAGTTCAACAACATTATTTGCAGTTAGAAAATCTGCGTTAGGCCCAGCGTTAGTAAAACTTGTATTGGGAAATAACTGCTGGATCGTACCAGTGTTTTTTACAGTTGTGCCATCAATAATTGCGTAGTTCATAATTTATCAATTTAATTTCTTTTAATTATAATTCAAATTATTCTTCATATATACTTGATCTGTAATTATTATAAATTCTTCCTGTGCCATAAAGGGATTCAGGAAAAACTAGTACTCTATGTTTATAATCAATAGCTGGCCCACCAAGTAGACGAGTATTAGAAATAGAATAATTTAATGATGTTGTTTGCGATAATCCTGTGCCAGTACTAAAAATATCGTGACTAAAACCTGATACACTAGGAGATCCGTAAATATAAATAATGCCATCTCCTGCCCATACTATAGCTTTTGTATCGTTTGCAATGGTATTTTGTAAAGTCCATCTAGTATGTGCGCTTATAGTATTGCTAGTAGTAGAGCCGGCTGGTGTTAATGCAGAAGTATCAGCAGGCATGTCATACTTCCACGCATATTGTTGATTTTCTAAAGCAAGAATGATTCCTGAGCCATCAAAGCAAGCTTTAGCCCTATTGACACCATAACTCTGCATACTAGATTGTACTTGATTAGTACCATCTAAATTAAGGTTCATATGTCCAAGACGAGCACCAGTTGTGTAATTCCAAAAGTAAATCCTTAACTTATTAGGGGTTAATGTAGATGTAAATGTAGGGTAAAAAACTACAGGAGTATTATCTTGTAAAAAACCAATACTTACAGAATTTCTAGAATTTGGGCCAGCTTGCATATATTGAGTATCGGAATTGCTGGTGTAACTGGTTAAATATGTATAGCTAGTTGATGATGGTTTATAATCGGTATTTGAAATACTAGATCCTATACTTTTTGTTGCAGCAGGATAAGATGGCAGGTATCCAGCCGTTTCGTAGCTAGTAGTACTGTTTTCAAGATTCCACACCCTATTAAGATTTGAATCATAAAAAGCATCTCTAAAAAGTTGATTACTGTTACTAACCATCCATGCTTGAGTTTTTGTGTTACTAGAAAAATCTAGAGCAGATGCACCACTAGTAAAAAAATTATTGTACATTGAATCATCGTACCCTCCCGATGAAGCACCAGCAGCAGCACGAAGACGATGCGATAAGGTCATGATAGATCGCCTACTGTTGCACCATATAACTGACTTCCTACTTTAAATAATTCTATTGCTGTAGGATCAGAGCCGCCAAGTGTAGGTGCAGAACCACCGTTCCATTTCATAGTAGGCCAAGTCAGAGTATAGTTAGAACTACTTGCAGTAACTATAAGAAGCATTGATTGACCTGTAGTTAAACTATCGGTTGCAGTTCTATTCGCTCCTAAAGTCCATGTTTGAACCATTCCGTTATCAGGATCTAGGGCAACAGAGGAAGCGTCAGTAATAGCAAATATATTTTCATTTATTGCATCTTCAACAATTATTGTGCCTGTAAAAGTACCACCAGCAAGCGGCATTTTAGTTGAGTCAGCTATTGTTATATCAGCAGAACCATCAAAGTTAACGCCATTAATAGCTCTTGGTGTTGTTAATGTTGCCGCAGATCCTGTTGTATCTTGATTTAAAGTATCAACAGAAAATGTAGTACCAGTAAGTGTTAATCCAGAACCAGCAGAATATGTTGTGTTTGTATCAGTTGTTTGATCTACCCAACTAGTACCACCCGAACCATCTGACTTTAAAACCTGTCCGTTAGACCCATATCCTGAAGGTAAGGTGTAAGTGATATTACCAGAAAAATCAGCATGCGCAGGAGCTTTTATACTTGCATAATGAGCATTACTAACTTCACAATAAAGACGTAATTCAGATTGTGAACCTGTATTTTTAACACCTAGAATACCGCTTGATATAAACTTACTGTTCATATCCAAATCACCACCTAGTTGTGGTGTTGTATCACTTACCAAATCAGTAATATATCCAGCACCATTAGTAATTGCATTATTGTTAAGAGAAATGTTTGCTGAACCGTCAAAAGCAACTCCAGCTATCGTTCTTGCTGTTGTTAATGTTGCTGCTGATCCTGTAGTATCTTGGTTTAAAGTTGCTACCCTAGCGGCTGCTAAAGTACCGCTTGAAATGTTATCTGCATTAGTAGTATCAGTTGTTGCTGAAGCTGCCAAAGCAGTTCCATTCACTGTGATTGCATCTGCTTCTAACGTACCATCAACATCAACATCTCCAGAAATATCTAAACTTGCTGCTGTTACTCCTCCTGTGACTGTTGCGCCATTAGAAGTTGTTTCTAGTTTTTTTACGTTGTCATAATATAACTCTATTCCACCATCTTTAATGGCTTTTATGTAATCTTCAGCGGGAGATGTTGTACTCCCAAAAACTATATTATTATCACAGCGAATATTTAAATTTCCAACTGCTGAAGTTGAAGTGCGAATTACACTAGCTGATCCAGTATGAAGAATCTCTAAATCTCCCCCATTTCCGAATGATGCTAAATTATTTGACCCATTAGAATCAGCAAAGTTAATATTGTAACCACTTGTTGATAAGTTACCACCTAGCTGCGTTGCTGGTAAAGCACCAGTTAAGTTAGCAGCAGGTATGTTTGTTAAATTTTGCGCTGAAGCTGCTGGTAATGTTGAAGGAAATCTTCCATCAGGTAATGTTCCTGTATCTAAATTCGAGGCATCATTAGCACCATTTAATTTTGTATGATCTGCGTCTGTAAAAGTATTAGAGTCTGTAGCTGCTTCTACTGCTGCTGCTATCTGTGCAGCCGATATTGCTCCTGTATTACCATTAACAGATAAAACCTGATCTGTAGGAGTTAATAGTTCTGTGAAATCTGCCATTGTACCAGCAGTCCCACTGTTTCTCACATAAGACTTATTCTGGTCTGATCTAACAACAATATCGCCTTCTTGGGTCGTAAGGGCTAGTTGTGCGGATTCATTTGCTGCTGTCTGTACAGTAGTAAGTGCTATTTGATCGACATTAAAAGTAGTGCCAGATAAACTTAAACCCGTTCCAGCAGTGTAGGTTGTATTTGTATCAGTAGAAGAAATAGTAACCGTATCACTACTAGCATTAGTTGTTATAGTGACATTACTACCAGCAGCAATATTTAAAGTATCTGTTGTGCTATCAGCTGCAACGGTATCTTGACCTGATACTGCAACATTAGAAAAGGCATTTTGGTTTACATCACCACCACTACCAGCAGCAGACCACTCAAGACCTGTTGCAGTACTGCTATTAGCTTTTAAAACATAGCCATCAGTACCAGCAGCTAAAGCAGTAGGATCTCCTGAACCATCCCCAACCAGTAATTCACCTTTGCCATCAAGGTCACTGTTCATTACAGCCCCTGCCGCATCTACATTAGTTGCATCTGTGACATCTGCACTAGCTTCTATTGCAGCAAGTTTTGATTTCTCGGCATCTGTAAAAGCATTAGTGTCAGAGTTATTTTCGTAAGCTGTCTTTATTTCCGCATCTGTTTGGTCAGCAGTAGCAGCAGTTTCAATGTTATTTAACTTTGTATGATCTGCGTCAGTGAATACATTAGAATCTGTAGCTGCCTCTACAAGAGTTCTTATCTCACTAGCTGTCTGATCTGCGGTGGCACTAGCCTCCACCCCTGACAATTTAGTCTTTTCTGCATCTGTGAAAGCGTTAGTATCTGAATTGTTCTCGTAGGCAGTCTTAATTTCTGCATCAGTTTGATCTGAGGTGGCATTGCTCTCTATTCCATCTAATTTTGTTTTATCTGCTGAACTCATTGAACCAGCAGCAGATGTTGTAGCTGCGGAAATACTTATAGCTGGGGTGTTGCCACCTGAAGAAACTATTGGGGCTGTACCGCTAACACCTGTTACTGATCCACCTCCTCCTCCAGAACCAGAGGCAGCAGATGTTATCCTTCCCTGTGCATCAACTGTTATATCTGCATTTGTATAACTACCAGCAGTAACAGCAGTGTCAGCTAATTTAGCAGCAGTAACAACATCATTATCTATAGTAAAAGTTGCGCCAGAATTACTTACAACAATATCTCCCTTGTCACCATCAGAAATAGCTCCATCTGCTCCATCTTGTCCGTCTTGTCCGTCTTGTCCAGCAGGCCCCTGCGCTCCTGTATCGCCTTTAGGAATTGAAAAGTTAAAGGTTGCAGCACTTGACGATCCAACATTAGTAACTGTTGCTGAAGATCCAGCAGCACCTGTAGTCACTGTTCCTACAGCTATGGTTGCAGCAGCACCATCACTTCCATTACTTCCATTACTGCCAGCAGCACCTGTATCACCTCTTGGAATTGTAAAATTTAATGTGGCTGCTGTTGTACTACCAACATTAGTAACCGAAGCATTTGTACCAGCATTTCCAGTGGTTACTGTACCTATAGCAACAGTGGCAGAACCTTCTCCTGCTGGCCCTTGCGCTCCAGCAGCACCTGCAACACCCTGTGGGCCTTGAGTAACAATTTCTACAATGGCAATAGGATTAGAAGAACTCATGCTGTGTAACCTTCACTTATAAATAGTGTACCTTCTAAATAATACATTTTATCGCCATTAGGATCTGTTAACAAAATATCATATTCAAGAATATTTAAAGAAAAAGTAGCAGTTTGTGTATCAGTTAATTTTATATCAATCGTTCCATTAGCTCTGTCTGTATAAGTAACCCCAAAATCAGCAAATTTATTGGAACGTTCTCTATTCCAAACTTGTGCTTCTACTGTAAATCCTGTGAGGTTAACTGCTGTACCGGCAGAATCTTTAAAAATCAAGCGAACAGGAAAGTCTGCTCTTCTTTGAATTGTAAAATTTTTTTTTGCAGGTTGAACTGCCATCAGCCAGCCTCCAATGCAGCAACTTTAGTCTCTAATGTTTCTATCTTAGCAACTGCTTCTTGTAATGCTTTTGTTAAAACAGAAACTATTGCATCTAATTTTAATGATTGAATATCTGTTCCATCTTTTGTTCCTGTCGCACCACTAGGTATAACCTCTTGTACCTCATGGGCAATAAATCCCTCTCTTGTAATTCCATCTGCCTTAAACACTCCTTGATAGTCTTTAAACTGAAAAGTTGAAGGCTTCAACAGTTTTACTTTATCAATCCCTGATTCAGTTTGTAGAGCTATATTTTCTTTAATTCTATAATCAGAGGCACTTGTAGCAGCTACACCTATTGCTGAAGTATCGATATAAGCTGTTAAATCTGGACTAGACCAAGCAAAGTTATATACATTACCCGTTAGTGTCGCATTTGCAGCTGATCCTGTTTTAGTGGCTATACCTTTCGGAATTATAACACCACTTTCATTAGCACCTGATGGTAAAGCTGGAGTGTGTTGAGCCCATTTAAAAGCACCCTGATTACTAAATGCCCATCTAGTTAATAATGTACTATTATCATCAACACCTAATTTAAATTGAATTTCTCCACCATCTTGTGCAATTAACTCCAATGCACCTGTACCTCTATGCACTAATTGTGAAATTGTGTCTGCTCCTCCAGAACCTCTTAATAGGCGTAACCCATAATCTGTATGTGTTTGGTCAGCTACAAAATCTATAAAAGCATCCTGATCATTAACATTATTAGTTTTGACTTCTATAAAAGCTTGACCACTTGAAGGAGCAACAGATAACACGCCTTTTATATCTGTTCCTGTACTTTTAAATAATGCTGTATTTGTACCACCATTAGAAACCCCTATTTCATTACTTGCACTTCTATAAAATCCTGTACTTGTACTGTTTGTAAAAGTATATGATGGATTTGATGCGGAACCATTAGGGCCAAAAAAACTGCCATCAGTAAGGCTTATAAAATCTAATTTATCTGATGCGTTAGCTTTATAAAATGACATCTTTCCTGAAGATGTATCCGCATACCACATATATTTGTATTTTTGGGTTGGTACAGAACCAAATCCATTGTTAATACTTATTGCATCAAAAATATTATTCAGATCAGTTCTAACCGCTGAACCTGAGGCATTATCAACTACAAAATCTGCTGGTTTTGCCATTTTTTTTTATGTTTTTTCTATTATACTACCCTTCACCATATCCGAAAGCACTATATGTAAATGATCTCTGAACAAAGCTAGAGCCGTTTTTAATACTTACTACAAATTGAGTTGAGGTAACACTATCAATAGTAAAGAAATCACCTGACTGCATATTATTAATATTTATAGAAACAACTGGCTTGAAAGCTGTTGTGCTTCCCCCTACTGTGGAAGTGCCTAAAAAGAATTTTTTATTAAAAGTTACTGTAGTCGCTCCACTGCTAGAACTTGTCAACACTCCGTTCGTTGCACTTGAATTATCTATACTTCTTTCTGTTCTTGGTCTGAATATAATATTCACACCTAATTCTTCAATATCTACATTTTCGTAAGTGCTTGCATTATTAACAAGAACTTTAAAAGATACAGTTCTTGCAATCATATCTGTATTTGTAAAAGTTTCAAAGGTTGAGCTAGCAGATGCTGTCTGACTTTTTGCAACTTGAAATACAAGATTTGCACTTTTATCAACAACGGTTGTACCTGATGTGAAAATATCAGGCCAATCATCCATAAGATCTGTATGACTATCCCATAAACCAGAGGGGCCAAGAGTATCAAATCCAGATTTTTTAAAGTGCGGTTCTACATGAAATCTAAAGACAGCTCCTAAATCAATGTCGTTAGCAGCAAATGTATAAGTACCCTCACTAGGAATACCGCTACCACCTCCTCCAGTAACCAAATCAAGCGTTGCAAAATTACCACCTGAGTGTGCAAGCGTATCAAAATCTGAAAGGGACTCTAAGGTTATTGCACTTGAAAGTTTTAAACCACCTATGGAACTGTCATATTCTAAATTTACTTTAGATCCTGCAAAATTATTTGTATTTTCTCTTATTTGTGCAGCAACTAAATTATTAGATGCAATAGTTCTATTAACAACAATTGAAGTTGCAGTTTCCGATTTGTTTCCATTTACGTCAATAAATTTTAAAAAATATTCTCCGCTTTGATAATCATTAAAAACAATTTCATTTATGTTACCGTCTACACGTTTTTCAGGATTTGCGTTTTCTAAGGTTGCTGTACCATCAGAAATAAGTGAAAGTTCAACATCGACAAATCCACCAAATAAAACATCTTTGTCAGTAGCACGATCAAATTTTAAAATAAGATTATCACCACTTTCTTCTGCTCTTAAATTTGCTACAGGATTTGGTTTTGCATCTAATCCTTCCGCAGTAATAGTTCTCGTAGATCCTACAGTACTTAATACATGAGCAGAATTTAATGATTTTACAGTAAATTCATAATTACCCTCTCGATTATTTAATAAAACAAATTCAGTTTCTGTGGTAGTAGTTACTATGGGTGAACCACTATTTAATCTGTAAACAACCTGATATTTTTTCGCTCCGTCTACATTACTAAAATTTAAAACTATCCTAGTAGTAGCCCTACCCCTAACAACAATAAGTTCTTCGCTTAAATTTTGTATTTCTGGAGCAGGTAATCTATCTAATAAAGTTGTTGGACTTCTACCTAAACCAAGAGTGCTTGTTTCGTCATCAATAAAAATGTATTTGTTATCGTCATAAACTATTGCTGAAATACTAAATACAAAATTATTTTTTTGCTTTATATTTGTTATTCTGAATTTTCTATGTTGTACATTACCAGTTTTTACAGCCCATATCGTACCAGCTTGAGGTTCAGGACTTAAAGCTGATGATAATGTAACCGTACTGCCAGACACCGCATCTATTGTTCTTTCTTGCACCCCTCCTTCTTTGTCAATAATTAAAAAAGTATCTCCAATTGAACCAACAGTAGTATCTGTACTATCATCAACCACTACCACTGTAGGACTTGTAACTGTATTTATTCTGCCACTTGCTCTAATAGATTCTTTTAATCTATCAGCAACTTTAATAACATCAAAAGGCTCTAATATAGCAGCAGCTTCCAAACCACATTCAAAGGATACAGTTTCTGCCTCACGACTTGAACTATAAATTAATGATCTGCCAAGACGTTTCGCTTGATCTCTGTCTGTTGTATATAAAGACTGGATATTAATTTGATTTAAACCATAATTTTGTTTTAAAGAAGCATCTAAATTATCTGAACTAACTGAAATTTGATCTAATTCTTGTATTTCGTTATTAAAATATGAAACATTTATTTGGGTGTATTTTTTATCTTTATCCGTTCCAGAATAAGTAAATGCTCCCTCAACTACATTTGCATTAGTAAATAGATAAGAGGTAACAGTTTCTTGTTTATCTAAAGCAATTTTTATAGAACCATTTTTATAATAAACAGTTGCTCTCATCAAACTAGCTACCTCTTTAATTAAATCGAGAGCTTTTTTTCTTTGGTTGATAACCCCGTTAAAAGAATATCTAGGCTTACCAGTGGAATTAAAGTCTGAACAATATACACTTGCAGCATAAAAAGAAGCCTTATCTATTTTTGAATCATCAATATTTAGACCATAATCTTCTGTTAACAAAGCATATAAAATCCAAGCTGGATCAGATGTCCAAAACTTATCACCTTCTTGATTTCTTGTACCTGTTAAAACAGCAAATGAATACCCTGAAGGATATATAATTCTACCTGTATCAGCAGTGTCTATAGTCACTCCAGTTGGTATGCGGATTTTAATTCCTCTAATTAAAAACTGCCTTGTGGGTATGCTTGGAAATTGCTCTGCCGAGTACCTTAGACCTATATATGCTGACTTTGGAAAAGTTATTTTTGGTTGATTTTCACCATCTAAAGGTAAAACTCCTTGTAGTCCTGAAAAGAAAAATTCTGTAAATCTTCTGTCCCCTTCTTCATAAACATTTGCATCACGTTCACTATTAAAAGGATCGCTACCACCATTTGCTCTAAATTCTAAATCTTGTCTTAAAACATCAACACTTATCGGATAATGATTTGCAACTACAGTCATGTTTTGAAAATAACTTTCTGGAATTTCTACCCTATAATCTCTACTAAATTGACCTCTTGAAACTCCGTTCACTAGTTCTGTTCTTCTATAAATTTCAATATTATTTTTATCTCTTAATCTTAAAAGAATGATTACATCACCATTCTCACCCTTTCTATGTCCAGTATTTATTCCCAAGCCAACAGCCGACCCATCATCTGCACTTGTTTGAAAGATTCTTTCCCATGTCAAAGTAATTATTGCTGCTCTTGGAGTACTGTTTAAATCAGTTCCAGCATTAAGAGTACCTGTTACTTTATTTGCCTCCGCATCATTATTATTCAATACTTTAGCTGGGGTTAAATTACCAGCAGCCCTTTGCTCATCCACTCCAAGCATAATTTTTTGGTCGTTAGTTCCCGTTCTTATTGCAAGAGAGGTATTTTGTATATTTTCAACACCACCAGAATCTCTAATAGCACGACCATCTAAAAAAATATCTTTTTGCGCTTCTTGAATATATGTTCTCTCAGCATCAGTTGTTAGCGTAGTATCTTCTGCACTACTTGGAGCTAATAAGCTTGTAGGTATAGATAAATTATTTTTTGATGGTGTGGCAAATCCCTCAATTTCTGCTCCGTCAGAAAGTAAATCTAAGAAAGTAAAAAACTGTTCAGCTTTTAAAAAATTATTCGGTAGATCTTCCGATAATTTTTCTAGCCTTATGCTACCTAGCTGTTTTGCCATTTTTATGTCGAACTATCATCAACCTTTAATGTATCAGAACCAGCACTAATAACCACAGATCCGACTAAACATTCTCCAAATATTAAGGGAGCTGGAACACCAGATTTCGTAGTATTTGCGGTTTGATTACTAAGAAAAGAAGTTACTTGTGGGTCTGCTGAAGGTTCCTCTAGAGAAGGAGTTAGTAAATCAGTTAAAAAACTTAAACCAGCATTAACAGCTAACATAGTTAAAGTACTTGTAAAAAAAGAACTTGTAACAAAGCCACCAACAATTTTAATAAATGCGCCTATACCAAATATATTTCCAGAAATTAAAGGAATTACTTTAATATCACCTTCACCCTCTATTATTAAATTTGCAAATGTTATGTCTACATCATTCATTACAATGCTATAACAAGCTTCTAATAAATGCTGTTGGCAATCTGGATAGTTTACTTTAATAAAACTGAATACTTGATCTACGTTTGAACAATCAGCTTCAAACTCTTTTACACCACATAATTTTTTTAAAGGCCCATATAATTTAATTTTTCTGATCATAATTTTGTCTCCTCAAAGTGCCAGTCATCATCTTGAATCGAGTAAATGTACCAATCCATCATATAGAGCTTACAGTTACTTATATCAGCTTTAGAAGGCTCTGCACTGCCTTCTACATGAGAATGAAGAACCGCTAATATATCTGCACCACTATCTTCACAAGCAGCAAAATCTAAAGGATCAATCGCAAAAGTTATATCATCTTGTATATGAGAAGCGATGTTTTTACAAGGAAAGAAAAATTCATTGCCACCTCTTTCTACTAACAAACCACAACCTTCACTAGGTGAACATTCAATAAAATATTTTTTTGCTTCTTTTTTCCAGTTCATACAAATACAAAACTACCAGCAGCAGGGAATCTATCTTTTGTAATTTGATTTCTTGGCAAAGTTAAATCTTCAGAATCAATAGTATTAACAAGTTCAAAACTACATACTTGATTGTTTTCAATAATTTTTTTATTTATTTCATAAGTATCATCGCTTAATTTCTTTGTGGGATCAGGTGTTCCATAAGGATTATCACCTGTAAAATTTGCGTGATCTAAAAACTGTGCCAATGTTCTAATTCTTTTAATTTGTGCTTTTTGTAAATCATTAAAAGGAGTTTGAGCATTTACAATCTCTAATATCGTGGAAAAATTACCAACCGTATTTGCAAAAGTTATAGTAGGTCTAGCCATTGTTGTATTATCGCCACTTTCAAAACCTTCAGCCTGACATGCAATAGCTGTATAAGAGTTACTGTTAAAAATTATATCTGAATTGATTTCGTTTGTACCATTATGAAATCTATACAAAGTAGTCACTGAAGTATCTCCAGTTGCAAAATGTATGGGATCGAAAAGCTGTAGTTCAAATAATTCAATAATTGTTATATTATCTAATTTTTGTAGCTGTTCAACTGGTATCGTCATGGCTGAAATACCTCCTCAAATGTTGCTTGTATTGTAACTCTATTCAAATAAGTGTTTGTTCTAGGGTAATTTTCACAGATAAATTGTTTTGCTGTGCTTGTATGAGGGGGAGTAAAAGTAAAACTAGCACTATCTTTAGCTCTGGCATCTAAAAAATCTAAAATTTTATCACCATCTGCAAGAGAAACATTAAAAGTCAAGCTGTAAGATTTTGGGTTTTGATTTAATCCAAAAGCATTACGAGACTTATATCCATCCCCAAACTGAACTGTAATATTTTTCGGTGATGCTGTTTCAACAGAACTATAAGCAGGGGTAGTTGCACCTGTTGTAGTGCCAAGTGTCGTATCATTAAATGTAGCCATTATGTAAGTAAACCTCCACTTCGTTTTTGTTTTACAATTTCTAACTGTATTGCAGTTGCAAGAGCTTCACCAAACTGCTGACCATCACCATCACTTTGTACAGATGAACCAGAGGCATCTACACTAATACTAATATTATTTGTAATAGAAGAACCACCAATATCACTATTAGGAATAACAGTACCAGCAGAACGAGGAACAAAAAGTTCAGGGCCTCTCTCGCCTACGACTGAAATTTTATTAACAGGTGGTTGACCACCATTTGCAAATAGTCCTCCAAGAATGCCACCAAGAAATCCTCCAAAACCTTTACCACCGCTTTTACCCTTACCAAAGTTTTCACCAAAATTACCTAATAACTTATCTAACTGAGCATCTATAATTTTATCTCTTATCTTATTAAGAACCCCTGCCATTGCTTCACCAAATGATTTTGCTCCAGTTATAGCATCTCTTAAATTATTTTTAATACTGCTTTCGATCTCTTCACCTACAGCAGTCATTTTTTCTTTTAGTTTTTCTGTTTCTGTTTGTTGATTTTTTAAGGATACTTCTGCATTTTTATTTTCTACATTTTGTTCTTTCTTAACTTCAGTTATTTTTCTTTCAGACTCAAGAGTTTGTAATCTTCCCTCTAACATTCTACCTTGTGCTTCTGCCTCTTCAATTTGTCTTTGAATACCTCTTTTTGCATTTCCTCTTGCTTTTTCTAGTTTTGTTTCTAACTCACCTATAAGTTTTGCATTTTCCCTAAAAGCTTCTTTTACATCTTCTGCTTGTCCTTCATTTATTAAGTCTTGAAACTCTTTTGCTTTTCTTCTAGCTTTCATGAATGCAGTTGCCAAAGCTCCAACACCAACAACAAGCAAACCTATTCCAGTTGTTGCCATAGCTATTTTTAATGCTCCAAGAGCAAGAGTTGTCTTTCCTATACCACCAGCGGCCAACAGTGCAGACGCTTGTAATGCAGTAAGACCTCCAGAGGTGATAAGACTTTGAACACCAACTGCATTAACAGAAATCAAAAGACCTTTAAATGCGGCTGTTGCAATAGGTATAGCAACGCCTAATAATTTAACAGCTACAGCAATTTTTGTTATTAGAATTGCAGCTTGTCCAGCATCTGTTTCAACAAATTCTAGAATTCCATTTATTAAATCAGTCAATAATTTTGTAACACCTTCAACTGCTGGTCTAAGTTCAGAACCAAGAGCAATCGACAGATCCTGTGTAGCATTTTGAAAGTTTTTAAATATTTGTGTTGGATCATTTTTTAATAATTCTTCCAAGAACCCGCTGCCCTCTTTTCCTACTCTGCTCAAAGCCCTTAAAACAACATCACTTGTCAATTCACCTTCAGCAGCTAATTTTTTAAGCTCTCCTATAGTTACTCCAAGTTCAGCAGCAATAGGAGCAAGAACAGTTGGTACTTGTTCCGAGATACTTCTAAATTCATCACCAGCCAGCCTTCCTGAGCCAAGAGCCTGTGCTAGTTGCCTAAATGCGTTTGATGATTCTATAGCTGAAGCACCAGCCAGTTTTGCGGCTGTATTAAATCCAAAGAATACAGTTCTAATGTCATCAACGCCAACTTTTAATGGAGCTAGTCTTGCTGTAATATCTGTAACGCCTTCTAAAGCTTCAATCGTACTCAAACCAAAAGCTTTCTGGGCATCTTTGGCAATCTGTAGAGATTTTGCAAACGATCCGCTTTCTTTTGTAAGCAATCCTAATCGTATTTTTAATTTATCAAAAGTAGCTGATGCGTTTACCGCTTGCCTAGCAACTACTGTTATACCAAGACCAGCTATTGCAGTTCTAAGCCCACCAAATGATTTCTGTAATGCGTTAGTTTTTTGTTGGACACCATTTAAAGCCTTAGTCGCACCGCTGGCATCAACTCTTAATCTAACAACTGCTTCTGCCACAAATAAAAAAAACCTTTACTCTATATTACCTTGAATTGCGTTTTTGTCGTTGCAATGCTCTTTTTTCTTCTTCTGTTTTTACTTCATAGTATCCAGCCCAATAAATAAGCTCTGCCTCAGTCATATTCATTCTGAGTTCTTGTACTGTCTTACCAAGTTCTGTTGCTAGGAAAAACTCAAATCTAAACCAGCTATCCCCTTTTATTCTTTTTTTGCTGTATCAATATCAAGCTTGATGTCGTTTAAGAAAAGCTCTAAATCATTTAATACTTTTTCTGGAAGTTGTCTTTGCAGTATCGGTGCATCAGACATATCAAAAGCTGGAGTTCCGTCTTCTTTTTCTGCCATTTGACACAAAAGCTGTGTTGATACAACTAAAGCATCAGCATTAGGGCCAGCTAATTGTTGTGCTTTAACTCTTGCATATCTTGTTATAGGTTTAAAATAGATAGAAGTAATTAATTTACCTTGAGAGTTTTTTAAATCAAACTTACGTCTTGTGACCATTTCGTCTTGGAACGCACCAAGAATTATGTCTGCGGTTCTTTCAGTTGCCATAAATAAATGCGAAGAATTTTACTTTTAGATTGCGGATGTAATTGTGCCAGATGGCTTAAATGTGACTGTAATTGTGTTTACATCACCTAATGATGAGCTTTGCTCAAAGTTTGTTACAAGGCCACTAAAGCTGATTTTTGCAGATCCACTAGCACTATCAGGGAAAAGTTCAAAAGAAGCAGTAGCAGCGTCACCTGTTGTTAAACAAGCATCAACAAAAGTCGCAGTTTCGCCAGATGCAGCATTGTCATAAACTAATTCAGCAGTGCCTTCACCTTCAATTAGTCCACCTATAAATGATTTGAAAGTGTCACCTTGAACAGTTGTTTCTTGGGTATCTTTGGTGATAGACATAGACCATGATCTAGTGCCTAATACAGGATTTACTGAGGAGCCGCCATCATCAAATTTGACTTGCCCGACATCACCTTTTACAGCAGCCATAACAATAAAAAGAAAGATTTATAATTATATTAACCTTTTTTTGGTTTTTTTACAGCTTTCTTATTTTTCTCCATATATCGTCTGCATTGTGGATCCCAATACTTTGGATCTCTTCTACCTTTCACAGCTTCAATAGCGTCAAGCATTTCTTCTGTAATTTCAATCATGGTGTAAGTGCTTCATATAATTCAAATGTTATTCTAACCTGTGTCTGAAACTTGCCTTCTGGTGTCGCCTGTAATACTTCTGGGCCTACAGGTGGATCAAACCTTACATCTGACACAGAAATCCTATTGTATAAATCTCTTAATCTTTTACCAATAGCAAAATTTGCCCCTGCTCCTAATCCTTGAGCCGTATATATATTAAAAGTAGTAAGACCCACAACAAGGTTTGTTGCAGTAGTAGCAGAATTTGGTGCTTGCTGTGTAAGGTATTGACTTGATCCAAAGCTAGTGATGCATTGTATGTATTGGTCAACATTTGCGGCATCAAAGGGTACATTATTAAATACTAAAGGTATTACTTCATTAGTTCTAAACTCTTCATTTAAACGCTGTTCAATAGTCGCCCTGACTGTATTTAAGTTTGTAGCTGCCATCAAATAGCCCTCCTGATTTGTTGCATGACATATAGTTCAAGTTCCTTACCTATAAGTTCTGGAAACCCAGCAACAGTTCCTTGTCTTGTTCTATATTGACCACCCCATGACGGAGGTAGGTTTACTCCAAAGCAAACAGGTTCTGCGTATTCAATATTATTAGTAACACTGCCTTCAAATTTTTTTATTGAGGTTTGCCATCCATTTCTTAATCTGCCTGTATCGACAGGAGTTTCTTTTTTTACTCTTTTTGTCCATTCAAGGGTAGTAGCTTCAACAAGATCAACAACAAGATCTTCGAAGAAATCATCAATTTGATCTACTCTGATCTGTCGTGCCATGTTTACCTCAAAATTAATTCAAAACTTATTGGTATATTTCCCTGCTCATTTGTGTTGACTTGTATTATTTTATAATTTATATCACTAATAATAATTTTATCTTTTGTTGTAGGTACAAACGTAATATCACCAGCAGAAATAGTAAGAATTTTATCTTGCGATTCAACTAAATCATTTGTTTGCCTTCTAACAACATTACTCAAAACACCTTTTACTGTGAATTTTGTTTCATTGTTATAAAAAACACCAGTTTCTTCATCATAAGTGCCTTCAGTCAACCTAACTATCGTAATAGTGCCTCCTACTGCTCTCACCGCTGCTGAAGCTGCGTTTTTAAGTGCTGATGCAATACTCATAAGTAATAAGCTATAACCTGACCACTAGCCAAAGTAATACTTGTGATAACACCACAAACTTCAGATGAAGCCTTCATAGTGATGCCGTTTATAGTTGAAGATCCATTTTCTGTAATGTTTTCTGCAACAAAAGTAGCACTTGCATCTGTCAGGCAATGAACCTTTCCAAATCTGCCAGTATGGGCATTTGTATCAGTAATGATAATTGCTGCTGGGTATTCGTATGCCATTAGTTAAGACCTCTTAATTGTTAGATTAGCACTTCCCCCTATTCTAAGACCTTTTAAATACTGGTCAATAATTGGTGGGATGCGATCAATACCAGTTCTACCATAAAAATTAGGAGTCACGTTTATATTTCCAATACTCATAGCTGCAAAATCCTCCAAACCACTCAAACCGATACCGTCTTTATTATTGTTGAGATAAACAGCAAGTTCGATTTGTGCGTCTTTTACTTCTTGTGGTATTTCTGTGTCTGTATAGTAATCAGCCATAATCCTATTAGGGAAGGATAGACCGTAAAGGTTTGTATATTGGTCAGGAACACGAACACCGCTTCGTGGCCACTGCCTTGCCTGTGTATCAGATACCTTTGCACCTAAAAATTTTTCACGATCAATTCTTCTAGTGCTGGAAAATAGAGCACGATTCTTTTCGTCATCAGTGCTAGTTCCCCACGCTACAACATCATCAGACTGAGTAAGACCTTCAACAAATGAATTTGCTTCAGCTAATGTTGCATAGCTATTAGCAGTCGCACTACCGACTGTCGCTACTATTGTGATCGCCATTTAATTTAACCTTCTTGGGTTTTGTTTTTGGTTTTGGCTTATATGTGGAAACTGAAGCCGCCTTTTGAGCAGCTTCGTTCTGTTCCCTCATACGCCTAAAAGCGTACATTCCCATTAACTTGAAGCACCCTTGAGAGCAACAAAGTTAATTACAATCGCTTCACTTAGTCCGCTACCGCTTACGTTAGCAACAGTCACTTTGAAAGATCCTGATGCCATTGTGTTGGCGTTTACTAAATATGAACCAGCAGTTCCACCAGATCCATGACAAGCCACAACAACGTCTGTTGCTGCGATCTTGCTATTTGTTACTGTGAAAGTTACTTCTGCCGCAGCCGCTAAAGCTGCGTTGTTCATTGTGATTTGACCAGACTCTGTGTTTAGAGTTACACCTGTTGATTTGTCAGTGGCCTGAGTTACAGTGCCGCCTGTTGTTGGGCCTACTAAAGACCCAGCAGTTACATCAAATAAAGATGGCATGATTAATTACCTCTAGTCGTTATTAGAAACAACGGTAGCTCTTACGATACCGATATTCTTTGTTTCATAGACTTTCGACCAAGAGCCTACAGTTTCAAGAACTGATCTGTTTGGATTAACAGTTGTTACTGCATACTTCAAACCTACTGGATGGTAGATGTAGTGAAGGTCAACAGCCATTGCTTCCTCAAGTGCAAGGATGTCTCTGTCAGTCTGTGTTCTGATCGGAGCTTGCTCACCAGTAACAACAGCACCAGCAGTGAACATAAATACTGAATACTCAGTTGATGATCCAGAGCCTGTTGTAGGAATATCGTCAGAAACGATAACTCTTAAACCCATGAATGTTGGAACTGTTGGGCTACCAAATGCGTTCTGGATAGAACCACCAGATGCTGTAGCACCGCCACCATTGATGTCAGTAGCTAATACAAAATCAACTGCTCTTCTTTCAACTAGGTCGTAATACACTTTGCTGTGCATTGCGATTGTTGTGAGCTTACCGCCTTGATCGCCTAGTAATGATTGAGCTTTTGCAACGTGTCTAGGGCTTAACGCTGTTGGTGTATCACCTGACTCAGAATCAATAGTTAGATCAAACAATGCAGAACTGCTTGAGTTTGCATTGATAGAACCAAAAGCACCAGTTAAGCAAGAATATAAGTCCTTCTGTTTCTGGTTGTTTACATATGCAGCCATTTTTTGAGCAATGGCAGCCATTGGATCTGTACTGCTACCAACTGCAAGACTAGCTAAATCTCTAGAACTGAAAGCACGACCTCTGTGAAGAACAGCAGCGATCTGGTTATCAGCTTGGATTTTAGATGGAGTTAATGAAGTTGAATCTGAAAGAACCTCAAAATCTCCTGTTAAGTTTGCTTTATAAAAAGGTATTTTTACAAAGTCGCCACCAGCGGTGGAAGATAGATTTAACTCTGCCAAAGGTTGCACAACCCCACTTTGTAGAAAGCTATCTGTCTGAGTAGTAGCCTCAATTAAGTAGGGTGTAAACACCTCTGGAATAATTAAATCACTGCGAACTGTCGCCATGTGAATTAATAGATATGTTTACTTCGAGGCACAACCTCTGACATGGCACAACCACGTTGTTTATATACTAACCTGTAACTGCGTTTTTGAGCATATTATATTTATTAATATCTGTTCTGTATAACCTAGCTTGCTCTGTAAGGTTGAATGAATCAGGTGCAAATGGGTTTTTATCATTAGAAACAAACTCAGTCTGTACCTTTGTTGTCGTAGCTCCACCGCCTTGTGGTCTTGGATTTTTTTGCACCCATTGAGGCATTTGAGACATTGCCCATTCTTTAACTGGTGTTCTGTTATAGCCATCAACAACAACAACTGTTCCATCTGCTTCTCTAGCAAGCTGATCCTTACTAATACGGCTCAAAACATATTGAGGATCATGTACAACATCAGCAAGTGCTGTTACTGCTGGAGCTTCAACTTCTAGCTGTCTCTTCTCAGCCAATAATTGTTCGATCTTTTGTTTTTGCTGTTGCTCTGCCTCTCTGTACTGAGTTGCTAATTTTTCTGTAGCCTCTTCATATCTACCTTTAGCTTCAAGCTCTTCCTGTTCTTTTTTTTGCTTGAAAGCAATCAAAGCGTTTACATCTACATCTTGAGGTACAGCTTTTGCAGCTTCCTTAGCTTTCTTGTAATCATCTAATATTTCACTATTAGATTTTCTTAGTCTTTCAACTTCAGCCTTCAATGCAGCCATTTCTGCTGAGTTATCAGGCTTGATTACTTCGTCTGCCATAAATAAAAAATTTACAATTATTCACAATATTAGCTCCACTTTGTCCTGTCTGCCCAAAAAGCTGCTGACATTTTGCCTTTTGCAATATTTTTAGCGTGTCTAGCCTTAAAACTCTTGCGTTTTGCTTTATCTGCGTCTGATTCTCCTTTTCTTGGCGGTTTATTCTTTGCTCCCTGCATACCAAACCTTATAAGTTTGACCTTATCACCTTCTTTTGCCAAAACAACGTGACTCTTTGTTGGGTGTGATGGGGTTCTCTTTGGTTTGTTAAAACCAGCTAATCCAAATCTTTTAAGTCTAGGATCACTCATTTACCTTTCCTCTTCATTGCCATATTATGAGCTTCTGTAAATGAAACTCCTTCTCTCATCTTGCGTTTCATATATTCCATATGCGCCTTTGTGTGACCATGAGCCTTTTGATGCTTTGCAAGTGTGTTCTTTTGTCTGGTAGTCAGTCTCATTTCTTTTTCCTCAACAAATCAGCATCTGCTTTTCTTGCTCCGCCTTTTCCAGAGATAAAACTGTTGACTCTGCCCATTGCCCACGCACCCATAGGAACATTTCTTGATCCGCTAGACAAGTAAGCACCTTGCCCACGCCTATAGACGGCTGCAAGCTGACGATATGTAAATCTTGACTTTTCTGCTTTTGCCCTAAGACTTTTTTCTACGGCGGCGGACAGTGGTTTTCTTTTTGGAGCCATCTTGTTTTGTGCGTGATTTGGATACTGCCTTTATATCAATATACTCCCCTTTTCTGTAAGCTTCGGCAGTTCTTTTTATTTCTGCCGCTTTTGCACTTTTATTTTTAGCACCGCTAAGATATTTCTTTGCGACACCAGTTTTTTTGTCCTTTGGTACTTTTTTAAAGCGTCTAGCCACCAACAGCTTCCTCTAATTGTTTAATAAGATTAGGTTTACTGAGCCTTCTGTCAAGCTCAATACCAATAGTACGACCAAACTCTTCTAACTCAAGTTTAGACATTTTAGAGAAATCATTTTCTACAGAAACAGTTTCTTTGCCCTGTACTGTAAATTTATAACCCATTATTTTTTACCTCCTTTTTTCTTTTTTTTCTTTGTTCCTTTTGGCTTCATTGATCCGTAGTGTGAAGGCATGACAAAAAAGTAACTGACTTTATATTACTTCTTTTTACGTTTTTTAGCAGTTGATAAAGCGATTGCTTGTGCTTGCTTTAATGTTTTGCCTTCTTTCATCAGCAAACGAATGTTGCCAGAGATAGTCTTTTGTGATTTGCCTTTTTTAAGTGGCATAACTAAACTACAACTATGCTTACTATAACTATCACCACCCCACTAGGGGATATTGAAATACAACATTCTAAACAAACAGCAAAGGCTGTTGGTAATCAAAGGGCTGTTGATTTCTGGAATAATGATGTAGAAATGGGTTTATATGGCATACATGGCCATTTGTTTGATAAAGATGACTGTGACATTGCAGACGTTATCAGTGCGGCTATGGATTCAGTGGGATTCAGCAATGTAAAAATCCCAGAAAAATCAAGAGTACAAGCTATCGAAGAATTAAAAAGTTATTCATCAGGCTATCCTATAGGCCCGTTGCCCTAGACATACCAACAACAATCTCAAAAAGATCGGGGTGTTGCATCAGTAATTTTGTCATAGACTCTGTACCAGCAAATCTTTCTATGCTCATTGATAAAACCTCAGATGGCTCAGTATCTAAAGTAATACCAAATTTAGAAAAATCGTATGGCTCATAAACCTTTCCCATATATGGTGAGATATATTCATTTACAAGGGCTACTTCATCTTTTCTGTAGCCGCCTCTTCGTATGTCCTCAAGTTTATATACAGGCTTTCCAAGTTTTTCTGTAGGTTTTTTAACAATAGAAGCTTTCTTATTTTGCATAGCATCAATAATTTTATCTTTATCTGTAAAACCTTTATCCAGTTTCCACTTGTTCAAGTATTTATTTAATTTTGGATTAGCTACTTCTACTGAATGTGATATTTCATGGAAAGTAGTTGCTTTTCTAACATTTAAAAACTTTGAACCAACTTTTCTTGTTCTAGCACTTGCAGTCATTGACCCTTCCCAGAATTTGCATGATGCTCTTGATGCCTTACCAATTTTTGTTATAGCTGGTATTCCATTTGCTGAATCAACAAATCCATTACCATTAAACATTCTTATGTACTCATTGAGTTGACCACGCAGTTCTGTTTTTTGTGCAGCGTTAAAAGTAGTAATCTTTACATTTTTGATAAATTTATCTATTTGTGTGTCATTTAAAGGTGTATCTAGCATTTTATTTCTAAGTTTTTCAAGGCTGTTAGTAAAAGATTCTTTGTATTTTAGATAAGCATTTTTGGCTTTATCAAATTTATCTAAAGCTGCCATATTTGTAGCAGCCTCCTTTGCAGTTTTTACATATTCAGCATCTAATTTTTTGAGTTTATTTACATCTAATACTCCTACCTCTTCCATAAGTTCTTTACCAGCTTTTCTTAATTGCTCTGGGCTTGAATCAACTAGCCTTCTTTCAAATCCAACAGGCTTTGCAACAGGCTTGGGCTTTGGTATCTTGATAGTTATATCACTAGGCTTGCCATACAATCTTTCCAAGTCCTTCAAACTTCTTTCGCTTCCATCATTTCTAATCATCTTTCTCAAAGCCGCCTGTCCAGATCCTTCTCTCTTTGCTAGTTTCTTAAAATAATTTACCTTGCCTTCATTACCTAAAGTCTTAATCTGTAGCTTTTTATCTTGATTAAGTAGCCAGTTTCCATATGTTGTCCCCTGCGGAACTCTGCCTGTAATACTTGGTCTTGTGTCAAGTACAGACGCTGGTGGTTTTTCAAGACTAGGATATTTCTTTTGCAAACCATCAAAGTCAACCACAGGGACAGTAGTAGATCGACAGTTAAAATGTTGTGGAGGTGTTGGCCCTTTGTTGTATTCAAACTCTTGGCCATCAAGCCTCATACATATTGCACTTGTTCTTGAGTCTAGCGTTGCAACATATTCATATTTAGGACTTACTTTTTTATTTGCTGCATATACCGCCTGACTTGCCTGATTCTGTACTTGATTGATTGATGTTCTTACAATAGTTCTTACCTGATAGTTAGCTAATTTTGTCACCTCACCACCAGCCGCTGCAATCTGTCTGACATTTCCCTTCTGTGCAAAGTCAAGCCTACCTATCATTCGTCTTGCAATCTGTTGTGTTGACTCTCCTGAAAACACACCTTGCCTAATATGCCTTGCTAATGCGTCTTGCTGACGTTCTGCTATTCCTCTAAAAGCTTTCTCGACTGTTTGTCCATTAGGTAATGTGATCGCTGCTCCTTGTCTAGCAGTAAGTTCAAACTTACCAGCACCAAACTTTACAAAATCATCTTCTGTAAATTGTTTACTGGTAAAAATGTTAACTTGAGTCGGATCAGTAGTGACAAATGATTCTGCATATTTAGGACTAACGGCAACACTGTTAATAGGAATATCACCTGATGCTGTTACCTTCTGTAGTTCATTCTTTATAAAATCAGTCTGTAAGAGTGCCAAACCCTGCAACTCCTGTGTCATTTCCTTAGTTGTGGTCTTAGCCCAAGTATTCAAACTTGCTTTTGACTGAGCAATTATGGCTCTTAGCCTTTTTCTAGTTTGTGGTGCAACAATTACACCCTCTGCTGCTGCCTGTTGTCTTAGATCAATCTGTCTTAGTTTTTTTGCAGATGCAACAATAATGTCGTTATAAGTTGAGACAAATTTTCTAGAGACAGAATTGCTATACCTACCTAAATCAATAGTTTCTCTAAAAAATACCTCTGGTGTGGACATTTATCATTCTTCCTCAGTGCCCGCTGGTTCCTCCGCTGGGGCTGGTGGTTCTTCTCTTTCTGTTAAACCTCCATTCTGCGTTGTTTCAATCTCATCTTCTACATCAAAATCATCACCAAGAATCTCTCCAGCCGATAACTGGTTCAGTAATGTTTCCTGACTGATAGTTCCAGAGGTAAACAATGCAAGTAATGACTGAATTTCCTGTGGTTCTAATCTTGAACTTACAAAGTCTCTATTAACAAAAGAACTACCAGCATTAGGTTCATTGAGATATTCACTATGAAACTTGAGACAGTTATCAATCAAGTCTTGCATCTGCTGGGCAACTACCATCATTGTGCTGTCATTCTGCGACCTATCTATTCTCTTGGCTTCCGCTGTTTCTCCCACTAATTTTTGACCAAGCACCGCAGCCAATGACAAAGTATTGATCTGTTCTTTTATGTCATCAAGCCTTTTGAACTGACTGTCATAGCTGTCTCCTGATGGGCTGATATATTCCATGCGTGACTCAGGTGGCAATGATAATGCCTCACTTGGCCCTGTTGTTATTTCATCTGCATTTGGATAGCCAAAGACTGCAAGTAAAGGAACAGAACTGATGTGTAATATGTTGTCCAAATCAGACTGAATCTGATAATGCTTAAGGTTGAGTTCTGCAATGTCATACAAAGGACTGCGGCTTTCATAGAATCCAACTCTGTTGGAATAAGCTACTGCAAAAGGAATCTTGTCCTTAAGACTCATTTCACCTTCTTCAAACAATTTATATTCGCCCTTCTTATCATCTTTCCTATGAATCTCATATCTACCACGCTCTAAAACCCTGACCTGTGTGATGTTTTTCTCACCATAAGCTCCATCTGGTTCAACAACCTTTTCTAACAAACGTACCTGTGTAAGAACTCTCATTCCATCTATGATCTCAGTCCTCCAACCTAAAATGTCTGATGGCTTATATGTTACCCAATATGGCCTTGCTTTCTCTCCTTCCTTTGGTGCATCTACCAAAACACCACAATGCCCAAATGAAACAACAGTTCTGGCAGTCTGATATAGCCAAATGTTTAAGTCATTGCCTTCTAGGTCTACATCAAATAGCTGTTCTCTTACCAGATCAGAAACATCATCAAGTCTTACTGGCTTTCTAACCAACATACCTGACAGCATTTTTTCTATTCTTTGTAGATATGGAACTACTGTTGATCTTGCAAGTCTGCGATCATAACTATCATCTACTTCTCTTTCTAACTGTGGTAAATATTTTCTATGCTCGGATCTAATTTTATATGTGCCTTCCTTCAAATCTGCTATTAAATCCCAAAATTGTGCCATGCGTTGATAGGCTGCATTTGGGCTTACAACTGTTGTAGGAGCTACGGTTACAGGTTGGTTATAAATATTTAGTGAGCTGTACACAATTTTACCCTCAATAATACCATGATCTTAATATATTCTAATCCCTGTAGGTTTGCCCGACCTTGCAAATAATGGATTGAACTCACGCCATATTAAATAACCAACAGCATCAGCCATATGGTCATAGCCAGATTCTTTATCAGGCTCTCCCTTTTCGTTGTATGACTGAAGTTCCATTGATTCGATTAGCTTTCTGCAACTGGCATGGATTTGTAAACGGCTTTCCCCTTTGCCGTTACATAGTAAAGCCTGTACGGAAGCGATCCTGTCTCTAACTGGTGGGTTACTTCTGGGGCTTTGATTGCTGAAACCATATCCAGAAAGTATCTCAATGTCTGTCTGACTCGCATTTGTACTCCTGTTTCCTCCACTAGCATCTGGGTAAACGTAAATCTTATTCATAGGGTATC